AGCCATTATTTCTCCTTAACTATATTATCTTATCCGCCAGAGGTGCTGCCACCGGCTTCTGTGTTTATATCGTCTACTTTATTCGTAGCAGTGGAAACCAATGGTGAAGAATAGGAATATTGCCAAGTTGCAGTAAATGTTTCTATAGTATTTACTGAATCATGACTTAATTCGATTGGTGATACATTATTCGGCCATACACCATGCAATTCCATACTATCAATTACTTTCATATCACCGCTTAAAGAATATGATTTAATAGCAATTGACCCCAACATTGCTTTATGAGGAATCGCCCAACCTCTTACATTTCCCTCTGCACTATTTATAGCCTCCATCCATGCTTCAATATTTGTTCGAACTTGCATTGATTCATCATTTAATACTGTACATGTCCAATCACCAAATGTAGTATCTCCTGCGAAGAAAACCTGCCTTCCAAAATAAGAGACAGGAATTTCTCCATTTATATATCCTGGCATTACTGTTGCATTCACTAAAAAATCTAATTTATCTGATGCATAAGTATTAAATGCAATTCCATGATCTGAAGCGAGTTCTGGTTGTGTCAAAGTAACGGAAAATAGATTAGATCTCGCCCCTGAGGCTTTAATTGTTGATACAAAATAATCTACACTAAAATTATTTACTGCGTCTGCCATTCATTTCTCCTTTATCTTTGAACTACTTCACTAAATGATACGCCTGTTCTTACAGATACAAAACTCAACTCAATGAAGTTAATTGATCTTGCCGGCTTAACATATATAGCACCCACAAATTGATTTGCGTCTACTACTGATGGGGGATTATTAGATGCATCACATACAACCATAAAATCAGTAATTCCTCCTCTTGCTTGAATATCTCTCAAAAATGGTTCCACAATTGAAGTAAATTGAGTTCTTGTAAAATCATCATTGAATTCAAACAGCGATTGTTTTGCCGCTTGAGAAATTGATTTTTCTAATGTGATAAACAGTCTTCTTACATTAATTCTATCAAATGCATTTGGTTTTGCTAATAGAGTTTTATCTCCAAACAATAATCTTCCTTCTCCTGGAAAATTTACAACAGAATTGATACCTTTGTTATAAAGAATATCTCTATCAGCTGATGAAGGATTCCATGCCAATTCTTCGCAATTTCTAATCTGTCCTCTAGTATAACCCGCCGGAGAGTAAAATGATCCCATAGTATTTTCTGTAGCAACTGCAAGGCCTGCGCAATCTGGATTTAATGGAATATATCTGTTAACTCCATTATGACGATCCCATTGCTTTTTCCATCCTGAATCCATAAATCCGTAAGATGTACTTGGTAAACCATTTCTATAATCTAAAACATTTGATGCTTGAGTAGTTGTACCCAAAATATCTGCTCTTTCCGGTGAACAAAATACGACCAAATCTTTTCTAAGTTCCGCGATAGTGGACATTACATAAGCGGATAATGCCGCTGATGCGTCTCCCATAAAAAGTAATGAAGCGTTTGAATCTACGGGTTCTTTAAATACATCATATCCCGTTTTTCGATCACCAATTGATAATGTCTGTCCATCCAATCCACCATTAAGTGACCATGACTGTGACCACCCAAATGCATTAAATTTAGTACCATTTACCGCAGCTGTTCCCCACGCAGAATCAGTAGTGTCATCACCATTTACTGCACTACCTGTTGCTGGATGTGACATTGACCATACTGGAAATGCGTCTGTGTTATTAACTTTAGATTTATAATAGTCTGGAGAATTTGAAGCGGTTGAAACTCCATTCCATCTTTCTATTAATGTATCACCCGTCGATGCTGTTGAGGATGTTCCCCAATTTCCATCTTCGTCTACAATAACAATATGAATTTCGTCTTGGGAAGCTCCTCTTTCTGTAGCCCAAACTGAAGTTCCGGGTGCATCTCCATTGACACTGGTTTCTCCTGGATTACATGCATATTCCCATTCTCTACCAAAAGATTCTGTAGCTGTTAAGGTTCCTTTGGTTGGTTCTGATGCTGTAACCAATTGTAATTCAGTATTACTTGTGATTGAAGCAACTTTATGTCTGAAGGGGGCACCAGTAGCATCAGTAGCTACTATCATATCTCCCACTCTCAATTGTGTACTAAAAAATGTACCGGTTCCGGCTACTGTTTTTGTTCCACCAGTATTCGTAATTGTGCCGAAAATTTGTGATGATTTTTCTTCAAATGCTGACCTAACTAAACAGGATACTGCACTTCCAGCAGATTGTACTGTGACAGTAGCAGAACCTGGAGTTTGTACAACATACGCTGTTTCAGTTCCTTGAGTATTCATTACATTATTAACTAAGTAATTTTCTCCACCAATTTCTAAAACATCACCATTTCTAACTTCTTCAAACCAAAGTGAATTAGACGTTGATGCTACTAATCCAGTTGTCGCATTGACCGCAACTGTTCCTGTGAGGGTTTTTGTTGCTTTATCAGGTCCACATACTGAAACCTTTAAACTATTTCCTCTTTCTCCCGCATATGTCGCAACCCACGGCCCATAAGTTCCCGTAGATGATCCTCCTGTAGATGGGTCATATGTGGTTTCGAATGCTTTCTTATTCTTAATTAAAACTGTCGCTCCCTCTTGTGTCGCTGCATAAGTTGTGTTAGCAGATGAAGCGTTTTTTGCTAAAGAGTTTGCTGTTCGTGAAATTTCAAGAACTCCGCCATAGTTCATAAAATTTGATGCGGAAAACCATGAAACATAATTGTCTTCGTTTGGTACGAAAAATTTAGCTTTTAAATCGGCTTCTGAAGCGACTCGACCATTTTGTGGATCTTCAATAGGTCCCCATCTAAAGAGTCCTGAAAATCCCCCTATATTTGTGGCGAGGGTTGGTACTATGGTTGTTAAATCGATTTCTCTAGTCAGAACACCAGGACTAACTGTGAAGGGCATTTTTATTCTCCTATATTTATTATATTTAGTTGACTTCTAGCGTGTTAGCTCTTACGTCTAACCTACTTGAAACTCACCTCTAATTAACTATATTTATTAAATTTCGGAATTCCAATAGAGTCCTGATTTATATTCTTTCCAAACATGATAATCATCTTCAGCCACTACCTCAGATTTGCCATCATTAAAAAAGCCCAATGGTAATGAATCTTCATCATTCATTCTTTCTTGTTGTTCTAATAATTTTTTTCTAATATCAGAATCAGTAATTTCTTTAAAATATCGTTGATTCACTAACCATCCAAATAAAACTAAAGTCATGACTAAATCATCATGATATCCTTCCTCAGCCTGGAAAGTGGCACCTTTTTCTGCAAAAGTCATCAGCTCTGAAATAATATCAAAATCCTCAATTATTAAATGATCCTTCTCAATTAATTCTTTTATAGTTGTACAACCAGTTCTTTTAACATGTTTTGATGTAATTAAACCAATTCTAGAATTTTTCTTAAATCCCCCACTAACTTCTTGGCCTCCTTTATTTGGAGAAGTAAGAATAGTGTTTTCATATTCTAAATCATAATACAATATATCTCCTACCTGCATACCGTTTCCATTAGTTTCAATTAAACACCAAGACTTATTATATTGTGAAGATATTTGTTCAATTATATTTGGAAAAATTATTGGAGATATTTCATTATTTCTATATTTTGCGACAACCTTATATGGAATATCTGAAACATCAATTATTGTAAATGTTGAATAATCTTGACCAACTCCTGATGCTGTATCAACAAGGGTACAATAGGCATGACCTTCTTGTGGTTCAACATATACATCTAACTCTTTTTGTTTTCTAATTGGTGGCTTATAAGGCATGTTTCTTAATTTAGAAGGTTCAATCAATGTATTTGTAGATCCTAAAAATTCACACTCAAATTCTTGTCTCCATTGTCTTTCACTTGTATTATCAATTGTTGTTTTTTTCCAAGCTTCATCTCTACCAGGAACATCACTCCAATTTACAGAAAATGGAATATAAGTATTTCTTCCTTCTTCTGCATCAATCCACATTTTATAAAATTTATTCATTCCATATGGTGTTGATACAATGAATACTTTTGTAGTGTTTCCAGAAGAAATTG